ATCCTGTGGTTGATACTATATCACCACCTGTTAGTTTAAAAAATATTTCTAGTTCGATGATATAGAATAGTTGTCCTTCCTGGTAATTACCTTTGACTACTACTATGTCCTGATATGTTTCATATTGTGTTATGACTGATTGTGTCAATGGAGTTACTACTGGGACATCAATTTTATTTTTATCGCTGAGTTTTTTAAGTTCTTCTACTATGCTGATTGGATCTATCCCTTGCTGTGTTGCTGTGTATAAGACTGCTCCAGCTAGAGTTCTTCCGGCATCTACATCACCGGTGATCGATTGGAAATATGCCACAACCGTATCATTGGTAGCAGAGCTGACGCTGGGATATTGGGCATAGTAATTGTTAAAAAAATCAGTAGTAGACTGTGTCTGATCTGGATTAACTGGTAAATTTCCTGGTATCGCTGGCATTCAGATTCTCCTTAATTGCTACCTTGATTGCTATTGGGACTTTGATTGCTAGACGAATTCATGTTAGATCCATTACTGACTCCCCCGAATCCAGGGAATGTTGCGGTCGATCTAGATAATCCATTTTTAATTGTGCTAGATGTTGGAACAAAAACACTGCTAAAAGAACTTGCTCCTTTCATGATATCATTACCGATGACTGACAAATCTAAACTTGGTGCTTGTTTTAATTGTGTATTGCTGCCCGTCAAGATGTTGAAAGCATTGATTCCGTTCTGTACCGCTGATCCTAGATCACCATTCTCTACATTATCTAGAATATTCCTACCTGCGCTGATCAAACTACCTGCGTTACGTAGTGGACTTGGTGTGTTATCATAATGCTCTTCACCAAAGCCTAGCACTGTTCCACTGCTGACCGGACCGCTATCATATAATACTGCTTCATAATTGATAGTCATAGAGTGTTCCATTGGCTCATATCCACCAGCCGTATGTTCACCGTGTTGGAAATTGGTAATCATTGGTCTTATCAGGGTATAACTGCTGAAACGTTTTTTTGATAGGCTATAGATACGGATGCTGTTTAAATAAGGTAAGTTACCGGTATTAGCAGTCTTGGGGCTGAATCCCCAATTTTGCTGTTGGCGTTGTTTGTATTTGCTGTCGTCTTTATAATTGTCGATCTGATAATCACTGTCTCTATAGTAGTAGGTAAAATAATCATACCAAAATCTGCGCACTATGTCTGCGCTGTCATCATGGAATGTGATACTAACTGGATCATAGTTTACACGCTCTTGTTGCACTGTCTTGCGATTATAAGCATTATAGATTTTATTCTGCACATTATATTTAGGTAGTTGGACATTCTTGGCCATCAGACCTGTTTCAATCTGACTCAATTGATCGAGCGATGATATATTAGTATTAACGTCCATGAACACATGGAACAGATTATTCAGCTTGGGACTGAGTCTATATAAACTGTCAACAAATGTTCGCGTGGCATGTCTATAGTCACGTATGTTTTGATTTGGTGCTATGCTCTGGAGTAGTTGGCCCCAGATATTATTTTGGCTCATATATGTCCCTGGCTTTATATTATTTATCGCCAAAAAAAAGCCCGGATTAAACCGGGCTTTATATTAGTTTTCTTCTGGATTAACCAGTAATTACTGTGCCTAAGGTTCTTGTGATTGTTGAGCCAATACCACTTACACCTACTGGAGTTTGTAGAGCGTTGTCATAACGGATAGTTAGTTGGACTGTTGCTGGTTCGTTAGTGGCATAGTTAACATCACCGTAGTCAGCAGTTGTTAAGAAGCAACCATCTAACTGCCATGTTTCTAAGATTACAGGAGTATTAGCACCATTTCCGCCATCAAGGATTTCAAGAACAGTGGTAAATTTGTAATCGATACCTGAACTTGCAGAACTTTGTTCAAAGAAGTCAAATTGTTTTTGCATCTGTTCGCCAACACGACGAGTAACTTCGCCACCTGCATCATCACGTAGCATGCAAGTAACAGTTTCCCAAGTTGGTTTACCAGCTAGATAGACTTTACTGTTGTAGATGTCGATCGTGATTGGTTCCATCGAAATGTTTGGACGTTTAAAGTCCATGACCTGTTTGGTTAGCTCAGTTGTGGGTTGTGTAACACCAAAGTTTAAGAAAGTTACGCGAAAGCGGAACTTTAGTTTTGGCATCAACAGACCTTGTGTGCTAGCACTTTGGTTAGTCGATAGTGGAACTGTAAAATTGGTTAATGACGCTGTTGCCATTTTGTATTTCCTTTTATATATTTACCTGTTTTGCTCTTACGTTATGGGAGTGTTGTCACTCCCATTATATACGTATATTAATTAATCGTTAAAGCTGCGCCAGTATTTTGTAGTCGAACTGGAATGTAAACAAATTCGATAGCTTTAACTGGTTGTATAGCGATATCAACATATAATTCATTGCGATCAATACGATCACCTGTGTTATTTGTTTCATCACATACTACCAAGTAATCATAGATACCACGTTTAGCTACCAAGTCATTGAATACCGCATTGAACGCTGACTCTACTTGGCTACGTGTGATTGTATCGTTAGGTTCAAATATGAACGGTGCAGCTACTCTAGCTAGGACTGTTCTTAAGTAAACTACTAAACGAGCCACGTTAATACGATCCATCGCTGATGTTGTTGCACTGCGTGTTTTTTGACCGTATGCTACAATACCAACACCTGGTAAGATCGTCAATGGGTTAATTCTACCTGTGTATAATACATCACGTAGACCTTCCGTTACACCAATGCTTACGAATGTGTTGTCATTTGCTGTATCAACATAACCAATCGCGCTGACATTGTCAACGATACCACGTCTTACACCGGCTGGTGCAAACCATGGGTAGCTGACCGCATCACTGCGGATGATCGTGCGTAACATGATATGGCTTGGCGGTACAACCACGCTGTTACCATCTAAGTTAGTAGCTAACCCACTTGGATAGTAAACACCTAGGTATTCGCTATTACTTACTAAACCAAGTTCGCCGTTATCTGCGGCTAGGTTAGTATTGTTAGCCCATGCTTGTAACTGTGTCGAATCACTTGGTAAGTCTAATGGACTATCACCAATGATAAAGGCTGTGTTCACGCGATCGTTGTTTAAGGTGATCATGTCTTGGATCAGTTCAGGATATCCTGGGCAACAGATCAAGTTAAACTGTGTTTGTTCTTCACGTAGTTGTGTGCTTGACGCGATAGCTGCCTTCATAGCTTCAACCACTGTGTTACGTTGTGCTTTGTGACCAAAGTATGGAACACCTGTTGTTGGATCTTCACCGCTGGTGCTGACCCATGCATCGGTTTCTGTCGGAACCACTGTGGCATTATCAAAATAACCAGGACGGAATGTTTTAACGTTGTAACCACTACGACGTGTGTTGAATAACAGCGTGCCGCGAGCATATAGTCTATAATCAGGAGCATCATCGTCGATATAGTTGCTGGTTAACAAATCTTCAATCAATGGTAGATCATCTGTGATTGGATTTGTTGTGCCATCTGTGTCCCAACGTGCATCTGCAAATAAGATACCGTTTGCATCTACATTGTCTTCATTGTCTAACAGATCCCATGTAACTCCGTTGTATCTGTAGATAACTGGGAAGTTGTCTAAGTCTCCGGTATCAACCCACAAGTCACCTGCAACTACCTGTGTAGTTCCATCTGCTTGATAGACTGGTTGCGTAGCACTTAAGATAGGACCAACCGGATCAGTGTTAGTCAAGTCATAGCCACGTGCATCTAAAGCGACATTTCTATAACCTTTCCATGCTGTACCATCACTGATCATGATATCAACATCCAGTGGATTGCTGTAATACCACAATGTGCCGTCGGTTGGATTGCTGTATGGAGCAGTCGTCGAGTATGTGTATGTTAATGCTGTAAACGGACTTGCTAGATATACTAATCCTGCTGCTATGACTTGGATATTTGTATCATTAATAATACCAGCTGTGCTTAGTGGATATCCTTGTAAGTAAGTAAACTGCATAGTACCGCCAGCTAAGTGACTGATAAACACTTTACCGCTGGTATCGAGACCAGCTGTGATATTTGGTAAGTTAGCTGATAAAATACTAGTTACTAAATTAGTTGCTGTTGTGCCGCTTAGTGTGACTGTAGCATTAGCTAGTGTTGCTGAACCTGGAACAGTAACTTCCATCAAGAAACTGTCACCTGAAACATAAGTTGCTGAGCCACCTGCTACGTTACCTGTTACTGTAACTGCACCCGCTACATTTTTAATAAAAGGTTTGAATGTAGCTGTGTCTGTGCCTAATGTGTCATATTTGACATACAATGTGCCTGCGGCTAATGTTGCTCCACCACCAACTGGATCAAGTCCTTGCACTGCTGCTGCATCTGTTAGAAACAATGTACTGGTTAATGAATTAAAGCTACTTGTTGTGTCGCTGTATTCTTTGATACTCCAGCTAGCACCGTTGCCTGTTCCTGATGTTTTTAACCAGATACTGCCATCTGGACGTGGTGTTACGTCTGTTGGTCTCCATGCTGGAGGATTTGTGTAGCGAGCAAATGCTAATACTGGACCACTGTATGTAAAGACATTACCACCACTTGAAACTGTAGCGATATTAGCCTGTAGGATGCCTAGGTTAGCTGATGCATCGATATTACCTGTTAATACGCTGCCTTTGGTAATTTGTAAGGTATTGTCTGTGCTAGTAGCTGTGTCAATAGTGCCGCGTGCATTACCTGCGGCATTACTATAGATGATCGTGCCATCATTTACGTAAATGTTAATTTGCCCAACTGAGTTAACTGCAGCTGTAACACCAGGAATAAGCGCGGCATTGATGTTAGTCACAGCTGAACTAACAGTAGTTCCGGACATGTTCACTGTGTTACCGTTGATGATCAATTTGCTACCTGCTGTGATTGTTGGATTTGATGCTGTGCCACGCACTGTAGCAACTACTGATTTCCAACTGTCACTACCTACTAATGCCCATGAGTTATCATACCCCTTATAATAGATCGGATTGCTTGAACTTGTGGCTACTACTGCGTAATCACCGATAGCACCAAATGATGCTAGTGGAACACCGCTGGTTAAGTAAGCTGTATTTGTGATCACTGTTGGGACTGTGTATGTGAAGCCAAATTCTTCAGACCACTCGTAAATACCCCAGTTAGTGTTTGTAAGATCTAACCAATACAAACCATCAGCGGGGGTGCCTGTTGGGCGGATGCTAGTGCCTTCTAATTGGCTTAGATTTACATTAGCACGTTGGACGTATAATACATTAGTAACTCCTAATGCGCTGTAGGCTGCTAATAAACCATATTCGTTTATTTCGCTACCGTTAACTGGATTACCTGCCGCATCAAGTTCAAAATTTGGATTACCGAATAAGTTGACGAGATCACGTTGGCTAGTAACTGTGACTAGTTTTTCAGCATTGACCATTGTTGTGCCAGTGGCCACTGTGCCACTTGGTGATAATTTGTCTTGTCCTGTAGCAACGAGAATGTATGCGATTGACCCAGCTGCTGTTGAAGTGTATTGGCTTTGGTCGATTACTGTGACCTGAACGCCTGGAGATATTAGTGCCATAGTATAGTATTCCTTTTAAATGATACTTTAAACTATTTATAGATATTTGGCAATTTTGGTGTCGTAAGGTGCCCTTTGAAAGGTTCGCTTGTTACAGTAAGCTAAATAGGTATATGGAATACCGTAAAATATGCGAAATTTGTGGTAAAAAGCCTGTTGCAGTTAACTATAAGATGCACGGTAAAATTTACTATAGGACTCGCTGTGATACCTGCATTAGAAAGAAGAAAAATTTACCAGCACCTAAGCCGCGTTGGATGGAACTAGGCTACAAAAAGAAACCACACTGCGAAAAGTGTGGCTTTAAGGCTAAACTAAAACAACAAATATTTGTCTATCACGTCGACGGTGATCTAAACAACAATAGTGTTTTGAATCTAAAAACAGTCTGTGCTAATTGTCAATATGAAATCGCCCAAGAGGGTTTAGGATGGCGTCAAGGCGATCTGACACCCGACTATTAGTGATGTTAATTTCAATTTGATTGTATAGTTCGTCTAGTGAACCGTCATTGTTCAGCACTATATCGAATTTCTGTCCAACCCAAGCTGTTTCACTTGCATGGATATCTAACTTTTCTATATTATGTTTGCTCAAGGCCCAGTTCATATTATGGCTAGGACCCCTATTCATGCTACGTGCATCTGCAAACCACGCAGGTTCAGGACCACGTTTGATACGTACAACCTTACCTCCTGCGTTGTGTATGGCTTTGATCTCATTTGGAAAGCGACAATCTGTTATGACTACATCATCAGTTGACTGGCGTAGGCGATTTTCTAAGCTGGCTACCCACATGTCATCATGGAATCCTTTGCGGATTACTTCAGTTCCCCAATACTGTAGAACCCAACGTGGAGTGATTTCCTGCTTTAGGCGCTTGCTCCACCATTCATCTTTGGTTTCTCTCCATTCTCTGCTTTGTTTACTGCGACCTTCTAGCATGTCTCTATCCCAACCAAAAACCTGTGCTACAGCATCTTTTAGACTGTTAGCAAAGCTCTCTCGGCGGAACCCATAGAAATTA